CAACCTAAGAAACAGGTCTTAGGACTCGCAAGCTCCTAAAACGGAGCTCTCGGGAACCCAGCGAACTTTCGTTCGCCACTTACCCTTCGCCGTGTTTCCAGCATAACCCCGAGCATCAGGGTTCTGCTGGATAAAGCGACGAAGCTTATACGCGTACAACGCATCCTCTCGAGCTGGGAGCAATCCCGGCACGAAGTCAAGAACATGGCACCTGTAGCCATGATTCTTGTCTAGCGAAAACTCGCTGAGGGGGCGCAAGAAGCCTCCGTCTTCGGGGACCATCTCTGGTACCCGGGGAAACGGGCGTAAAGGGTAGCGCTTTGCTAGCCCTTTACAGGCTCCTTCCACGATCGTTGATCCGATCGGGGAAAGAAGCCGCTTCGACAACCTGATCAAACGGTTGTGTGCACGTATAAGTTCAGAAGGATGATTCAACTCCTCCTTCTGGTACACGGGCGTAACTTCGATTCCGCGGTGGAAGTGCTTACCGCAAGACTCGAAGAAGTTACCGTCTTTGAATGACTTCTTAAGGTTCACTTCGAAACCCGAAAACGTCAGAAGACTAACGACGTCGTCGAAAGTTTCGCGGCGAACTATAATGTCGTCACCATAGACAGTTACGTCGTGTACGCCCCCAGAAAGTTCATCCATGGAGCTCGCAAGAGCCCAGAATATGAGACTTTCAAGCTCGAAACAAAAGGCGTTGCCCATCGACGCGAACTTCTCGGTGCGGACCCAATTACCATCTACAAGGGTCTCAGCCGATCGGATCGAATCGAGAAACATCGCCCAGTCGAGCGGGAGCAAATGGTAAACAAGTTCTCGAGCAATGGTGTCGGACGCCGCGCTAAGATCAAGCGTGGATAACCCGAGTCGATACGCGTCACGCGCACGGCTCTGGTTAATAGACTGATCGTCTAGATCGACACCAAAACGCTTCAACCTACGTCGCATATATGCATGAACACCTTGCTGGAGAAAACTATTTCCAGTGGGTTCAGCAGCTATACAACGGTCGGTTTTAGCGGATTTCGGTACAGTCAGGAACCGCGAACCCCTAACCACAGTAAAGCAGTTAGGGAGAATTGAGAACGCGCCTTCTGGAATACACCCCAGAAAGCACGAAGCCCAATGCGGGTCCGACTCCACGACGGCCCTTAAGTAGGGGATAGCCGTGGCCGTAACCGAAATCATGCGAGTCATCTTTTTGTCCGGAGTTGCGTCCCCTCGATGCAAATCGAAGGTCGCTCCGGGGCCCCACTTGCAGTCAGCAAGTACCAAAGGGAGATATAAACGCCCGAGGACAGCGGCTATTTTACGTTGCGCCCCGAAAAGGGCAGCATCAACGCGGCCTGTAGAAGGCCGAAGCCGGAGCTCTCGGAATCGTTTATTGGTCTCCAGGCACTTCTGCTCGGAAAGCTTCCACTTCCCAAGTGCGACAGCCCGAGTGTCAATGGAGGTCTTCAACCCTTTGTACTTAGAAAGGTACTCAGTTATGAAGTAGTCCAGTTGAAACTTAGACGTGTCATCGCCTGCAATATCGACAGATGAGAGATCAAGCAGATCTCTCTGGCTATACTTAAAGCATAGCCACGTCGATAAGGACCTAGGCGTATCAATACGTTCGCACAGAGACCGGACAACGGCCTCCATGGCATCACTGCCTGGCGTTCGCATTGAGGACTCCCGTTAGTACGGAGTAACGAGACTTTCAACCAGCGCGACGAGTTGAGACTCGTTTTGCAGGTTGTAGCTCATCTTACGCAGATCCTTACGGTTCTGCAAAGAGCTCCGTTCCGGCATCACATATTCCATGAAACTACGTGGAACATATGAAACCGTTGGCGCAGGAGAGATGCCCGAGACGGTATTGTTAGATACCACCTCGAGCACAGGCTCGTGCAATCCAATAACGGCGCGATAAGTACGCTGGTTCGAATTCTGTCCAGCAGCACCGACCGGGGGGCGCTTCAGCTGATAGCTGATGCGCCAATACCCGATCGGGGATGCTTGGGACTGGTCTTCAAACCAGAATACACCATCACGGTCCGGCCCTAGGGGCACAAACGTATGGTTCACAGGGGTTGCCTGTGCGTCGGCAAGAACAATGTTGCTGGCTGCCAAGAGTCACCTCTTTTGTGAACCTTCTCGCGAAGGTTATTTACTCAGGATTTGCCTGAGAAGGGAGGCCGCAGAGAGAAGTCTCTGAGACCCGAGATCCACCTTAAAGGTGGGTTTTCTTGGGAACGGGTATGATGTCAGCTTGGTTCTGTAAAACTCTCGATATCGACGACGGGAAGTCGCCTTAGTCAAGAGCCACCAAGTTGCCGTGTCGGTCTGTTTAGTGTTGATGAGAAAAGATGGTAAATAGTCATCAACCAGATCGACAGCATACAACTCAGAGACAAAACCAGACTTGAAAATCGTCCCAAACAGCAGGGCCGTTTCCAGGTTCCGCAAATAGGAACCGACATCAATAAACCAATCTACAACGAAGGAGTAGGGAATCAATTCCCAGCCGAGAGACACAGGGTTCAAGCTGGCAAACTCACCAGCATTAAAACCACGTGCCTCAAGCTCAAGTTGAAATGAGCATAAGGCTCTCCCGGAACAACGCTGAGTAACCTTAGCGTTACCGTTGACGATTGGGTAGGAGTAAGGACCCCTGGACCCGCTAAGGTTAGCTATACGTGTAGCTTTAACTTTCGTCAAAGCACGCCGTATGGTTCGTTGCGTTTGATCACAGACGTCGTAAACGTCCGAGATCAGCGGCCGCCAACCATACTGCCACTGTAGCCAACCGTTGGCCCACTCGCGCGTGCTCCGCCAGGCCCCAGAACGTGCGTAAGATACTACGTTACGTATCGAACGTATCATTCTAAAGGTCTGCCTGCGCTCAGCGAGATCAATCGCCAAGTCTAGGTCTCCGCGCACTTTAGAATTAAGCTTCTCGAGTGCTTGGTTGTACAGAGCAGAACGATCCCACGAAGGCTTTTTGGGTGCAAACCCATTAGTCAACTGTCCTGTGTATCGGTGAGAATAACGTGCTGGGAATTCCCAACACAAGATCTCGCCCTTAGGATACCTCACCTCATCGATAATGAAACTCCAGTCATTTGGGTCATGAAAATTTCCATGAACCTTAGGACCCGGAGTGACAATTATAGACCAAAGTGCGGTAAGCTCAGTGCCAAGCAGTGCGCCTCCCGGTAAACGGAAGTCGTACTGAAGACCATACACATAACGGTTTTGTGCCTTCAAGGGTCAACTCGGTAGGTAATTATAAACAAGAAGAGCGATGAATCCGCACAAAAGTGCGGTAAAAACATCAATCTGAATCTTGTTCATGTCACCTCCCGAGAAGGCAAGCCATCGGTCTCCCAAGGAGATCGATAAAGTACCCGCCCGGCACCCAGAGGTAAGCCATAGTCACGAAGAAAAGCAGCGACCATAGGGCAAAGTGAAGTTCAATGAAGCCGCTCTGTTTCCGTTTAATAGGCGTAGCCTTGGCAGCTGGTATGTCGACGGAGCTTTCGCTCCCGCCATAACTTTTGCTAGGTTTGCGCCCGCGGAAAACAGGGACAAGCTTCAAAAGAAGATCAACAATTGCTCCTACGATCGCTACAATTTTCATGATATGGAACCCTCTAGGTGTTATCTTCCGACACCTGGGGTTCTCGCCATATCGCGCAACCTGCGAGTCAGGTTGGCCAACTCTGTATCAGACAAAACCTTAAGCTCTTCATCGGCTAAGCTCTCATAAGAGAGACCACGCTCCTGAAGAATCGAAAGGTAAGTATGATACTCATTGACCAAGAGCTGATGTTGCATTTCGCGCTTCATGGTGAACTCCTAGTGGAGGTAAG